CTCCCTTTTGCCCAGCGCGGTCGCGGAAGGGAAGATCATTCTCGATGGAGTGGAGATAAACCAAAACTCGCGCGCCGTCGCCTACCACGTCCGCGACGCCAATGGCAACATGACCGCCATCCCGCGGGCGCGGATGATCCACTTTTTCAAGCCCCATGCCATTAACCAGGTGCGCGGCATCACCGAGCTCGCCCAGGCGGTCAATCCCCTGGTCGATATCTACGAACTGAAGCGCATCGCCACCCGGAGCGCGAAAGCGCAGCTCCTCCTCGCCCTTTTCCTGAAAGGCTGCACCAAGAAAAAAGCGAAAGGCGCGTTTGGCGCGATCCGCAACGCCGGCGTGATGGATGACGGCGTAACGGTCAATCCGGAGTCGCAGCAGGCCGAGCAGCTCATCGGCGGGATGCAGGGCGGCGGCATTTTCTACGGCGAAAGCGATAACTCCGACGCCAAGCTCCTCACCTCGAACTCTCCCTCTCCGCTCGTCGAAGCGTTCATCACCGATCTGCTGATGCGCGACGTCTTCGCGGGGTTCGGCCTCCCGGCGGAATTCTTCTGGAACCCGTCGAAGCTGAATGGCGGCAACACCCGTTTCATTCTGGCGCGGGCCGATCTCTTTTTCCAGATCATGGGGGACCGGTTGATCGACCGGTTCTGCACGCCGATCGCATATCGTTATCTCGCGCATCGTATTCAGAGCGGCAAACTGGCGAACCCGAAGGATCCAAATTGGGCGCTGAAAATTTCGTGGCAGATGCCGCCGCGGGTCAATATCGACAACGGCCGCGAACAGGCCATTCTTATTGAGCTGCTCGAGAACGGCATGATCACCATGCGCGAGTACTGCAATGCGCGCGGGCAGAATTACAAGGCCGTCATGCGCCAGTGGATCCGCGAGCCGATCGAGTTCGCCCGGATCGCCGAGGAGGAAGGCGCCTCGCCCGAATATCTCGCGCGTTTGAAAGACAATCTTCCGCTCTGGCGCGCGCCGAAGCCGGGCACCATCACGGCCAACACCGCGCCGGATCATCCGGTCACCGCCGTCGATGAGAATGGCGATCCACTGAAAGCCGCCGCGTAAATGGAACTACTCCTTATCGTGAGCGCCGGCGAAGCGAAACAACTCCAGGAACGAGCGAACCTCGAGCATATTCGAGCGGTCGCGCGCGCCGAGTCGCTCGATGCCACCCGCGCCCGTTTTCTCCGGCAAAGCCTCGATTGCGACGCGGCCGTGCGTTTACTCGAGGAAGCGCTCATCAATCTCGATGAGGACGAATTCGACGATTTTGAAACCGCGCAGGCCAAGGCGGAAAAATTCGCGCGGATCGAGCGCGAAGTGGATCGCACCATCGCCAGATGGGAAAGCGCCCTGCTCCGTTGCGGCTGGGAAATAAAAGAAGCGCAGCGTTCTACCTAACGACTTTATGAAATTCTATCCTCACCTTTTCGCTAAACTTTTCTGTCAGCCCTTGCTCCTGCACGGCCCGGTCCGTTCATCGCTCGAGCGCGCGCTTCTCGCGCGGATGGATCTCGTGCCCGTGGCGCCGCCGGAAGATCCCGAGGAACCGGCTGATCCGCAGGAGCCGGAGGATTGGCGCGTCGGTCGCATTTATGAAACGGCCGGGAACACCGCGATCATTTCCGTTGCCGGCATCATCGACAAAAATATTTCCGCGTTCGAGATGGAGTGCTACGGCGGCTGCGATCTGGACGACGTCGACGGCGCATTAGCTTTGGCGAAGAACGATCCGGTCATCGAGCGGGTCGTGCTCTACATTAACTCTCCTGGCGGCAGCGCTATCGGAGTTCCCGAGACCGGCGCGCGCATCGCCGATCTCGCGACGAGCAAGGAAATCGTCTGCCGCGTCGACGTCATGGCTTGCTCCGCCGGCTACTGGCTCGCCAGCCAATGCGATCGCATCGATGCGGCGCAAAGCGCGATCCTCGGCTCGATCGGCGTCTACGCCGCGATTCTCGACGCCACGCGCTTCCTCGAAATCCAGGGCTACAAGGTCGAGCTGATCAAGAACGGAAAATACAAAGCGATGGGCGCGCCGTTCAAATCGCTCACTCCGGAAGAGATCGCGCTTATCCAGGCGCAGAGCGACGACATCTACGAAGAATTTACGGACGCGGTGCGGAGCGGCCGCGGGGCTGTGAGCGACGAAACAATGCAAGGCCAAAGTTTTCGCGGGCGCCGCGCGATCGAGAACGGTCTCTGCGATCGCCTGGTCAACGCGACCATGGACGAGTACGTCGCCGATCTGCTCAGCCAGAATTAAAAGGTAGCGCGAGCTTCCCCAGCTTGCGTTCTTTATTTGGGTCGCCCGCCTGCGCGGGAAAGCTCCGGCGTGGCACGCAAGCTGGAAGCTCGCGCTACTCGTTGACATCGCCGAAAGCGGCGATGCTTAAGAACTCTTCCACGATCGCGGAGCTCCAGACGAAAGTCGGCGAGCTAGAACTCAAGGCGGCCGCGGCCGCGGAACTCCAAACCAAGCTTGACGAGACCGGCGTGAAAATGACGGCGCTCGAAGGCGAAAAAGTCGAGCTGTCCGGAAAGGTCACGACTCTCGAAGGCGAGAAGACCGAGCTGAACGGCAAAATCACTGTGCTGACCGGCACGGTCGCCACTCACGCCGCCACCATCGCGGCGAACGACGTGAAGATCACCAAGCTCGAAGGCGAAGCGAAATCTTCCGATGTGAAGGCGCGCGAAATCGCGGCCCGGTTCGGCGTCAATCTCCCCGAGAAAGACGTGAAGGCTGGCGACTTCACCAAGAGCGGCAACGCGACCTCGATGGCGCGGGCCGACTTCATCGTTCTCTCCGCCAGCGCGAAATCGGCCTTCTGCAAGGCCGGCGGCAAGCTGACCGACTAACAAAAATTTCCACCTAACTAACCAAAAACAGACCCCCTATGGCCGCTCCTACAAACAACAACACGTTGACCAGTCTTATCCCCGACGCTTATGCAGCGTTGGACGTCGTGAGCCGCGAGCTCATCGGCTTCATCCCGGCGATAACGCGCGATCCGCGCGCCGATCGCGTTGCGGTAGGTCAAAGCCTGCGCTCTCCAGTTACGCCAGTGAATTCAGCCGGCGGCGACATCGTTCCCGCCATGGCTATTCCGGCAGCGGCTAACCAGACGATCGCGAACAAGGCGTTCACGCTCACGAAGTCTCGCTACTTTCCATTCAGTTGGAGCGGTGAAGACATCCTCTCGGTCGAGCAGGGCCCCGGGTTCCTGACGATCCAACAGGGCCAGATCGCGCAAGCTTTCCGCGCCGCGATCAACGAAATGGAAACCGATATCGCGGTGGCAGCGGCAGCCGGCGGGAGCCGCGCTTTCGGCGCTACGGCGGGCACAGCCCCTCTCTTCACCGACTGGGCTCAGGCCAAGAAAATTCTCGACGATAACGGCGCGCCGCAGAGCGAGCGCAGCAGCGTGATCGACACCACGGCGGGCGTGGCGTTGCGCAGCACATCCAATCTTTACAAGGTCAACGAAGGCGGCGACGCCACCTTGCTCCGGCAGGGCGTTCTGGGAAATCTCTTCAACTTCGACATCCGCGAGTCCGCTCAAGTCCAGACCCCGACCAAGGGCACGGGCGCGAATTACACGACCACGAACGCCGGTTACGCAGTCGGGATCACACTCCTGCACCTGATCACCGGCACCGGAACCATTCTGGCCGGCGACATCGTCACCTTCGCGGGCGACTCCAACAAATACGTCGTCGCGACCGGGTTCGCCGGAGACGGCACGGGCGACATCGTCCTGGCAGCTCCAGGTCTGCGCGTCGCGATGAGCGCGGCCACCAAGGCCATGACGATTTTCGGAACGTCCACGAAAAACTGCGCTTTCAGCCGCAACGCCATTCTCCTCGGCACGCGGCTCCCGGCCATGCCTCCACAGGGCGACATGGCGATCGACCGCTACACCATCAGCGATCCGCGCAGCGGCATCTCTTTCGAGCTCGCGCTCTACCCCGGCTGGCACATGAACGTTTACCACCTGGCCGTGGCCTGGGGCGTCGTCGTGGAAAAGGCCGAGCACCTCGCGATCATCGTCGGCTAATCCCGGCGGAACCCTTCCGCTTCCCTCCAATGTCGCGCCCGCTTATCGGTCCAAACCCGAGAGCGGGCGCTTCGGTTTGTCGCCTACGAAGTCGGACGAATCGCGCCGGAGCCTTGGCGAAGGCGGATCAAATCGCAATTCCCTAAAAAAATGAAAAACATACCATCTCTACTTCTGGCCGCCCTCCTCGTGGCGGCCGCTTCGATCGCATCCGCGGCAGATAGCTCGTTCCTCAATCTGAGTCTGCGCAACGCCACCAATTCTGGAAGCCCGTACTTCCGCGCCTTCGTGGATCCGGCGACGCTGCAATTCGAGCCCTATGTGAAGATCGATGGCGCCGCTGCTTCCACGGGCGATGTGTCCGCGCCTGCGTCGAACACAGCAGCCGTGATCACTTACGCCGCCGCCGGAGCGGGAGTGAGCCACGTGATCTCCGGCATCGCCTGGAGTTATTCCGCTGCGCCCACGGGCGGCAACCTAACGATCGAAGACGGCTCAGGGACCACAGTGTTCACGATGGATATCACGAGCTCAGGGGCCGGGTTCATCCCGATGGTTTTACCCAAAAGAGGCACGGCGAATACCGCCATGATCGTCACGCTCGCCGCAGGCGGGTCCGCTGTCACCGGCAGGGTCAACGTGCTCACGCACTACACACAATAAAGTGCGGCGCTGGGCCACAATTCTGTTTCTGTTGGTGGTTCTGTTCCCGCTCACGGGGATTGCGACGACCTACAATAGCGACGGGTCAAGCTCGGATGTTCAGGCAAAGGTCGATCTTTGCGTGACTGGCGATACCGTAACACTGCCAGCCGGATCGTTTACGTGGTCAACACCCGTGACGCTCTCGAAAGCGATCAAATTGCAGGGCGCGGGTTCGGGGCGAATCATCGCATGGAGCCGGAGCAGTCAGACGTTTGGCACTGGGACCAAGACATTCACGGTGCAAAGCGGATTTACGGCTGCCAATG